TAAGGAACCAAGATGTAATGGCCTCCAACGAAGACACAATTGGTCGTTCTGGCATTCCTCAATACCATGACGGAACCAGTAGCTTGCACAAATTTCTTCAGCTGGCCCTCCGAAACACCTGATTGCTCAAATGTTTGCACTTGGGAGCTCCTCGGTTTCGCCGTTCGGGTAGTTCCTGACTCTTGGCTGCTAGATTTAGCCATAATCTTGAAAGTAGCAAACAACGCGAGGCCGGAACTCAGGGTGACTACAGCGCATTTCATAAGCTGCGTAAGTATCCTCTTGATATAAAGATAGCATCCTGGCTCTCCCTTCAATTTCTTTTCGATAAGTCCAAAGACATCAGATGTCAAGGTGTGTAGAAAAGAAGCAAAGGACATGGCGACAGCTACGGGTGCTCCAAGCATGGCACCGGTTAACATATTGCTGTACAAAATATGTAACGCTTCAACTCCATACTGAGCCAGACCTTGTGCGTTGGTGTGCACGACCTCGGGCGCTTTCTTCAGTTTGTTGATGACGTTTTTGCTAAACCGGACGAGCTTGTTTCTGTCTTTGGCGGGTGGTGGTCTGACCTCCTCGTCGTCTTCTGAGTCTGAACCAAGGAGCGGGTAGTCTATCCTATCTACATCCTCATCTTCTGACTCGGAGTCTGTATCAGGTTCTTCGATCTTTTGAGCCGGGTTGGCGGCAGGATTGACTAAATACTCATTAAAAGCTTTGTAGAAGTCTGCGTCCTGCTGCCACGCGTTCGCGATGGTCTTGAGTTCGCCGTGGCCAATCTCACAGGCGTCGATATCCACATCTTCACCGAGCAAAGTCTCTACCATATTAGAAACGTTCTTGAATTCGGCTCTCTTCTTGCGGAAAATAACAGAAACGACTTGTCTGGCGCTCTCCATGTCTAGAATGCGATCAGTCAGCGATTTAAACATGGGACATGAAACGACTTTAAAAATAGGCTTCGTTTTATCTTGCGGGTCGTATCTCGAGCATACCTCCAGGTCGAGGTCATAACGTCGCAGCAAAGCAGCGGGATCAGCCAGCTTCTGGGCTGCCCTTTCTGATGTTGTGTTGGTACAACACACAATCGCGTCTGGTTCGCAAAACAGTCCTTTAATGTCAGGACCCGTGATCGTTGCGGTATTAACGGGATAAGGGGCTCTAGTACAAAGAGAAATAATCTGTAAGGCTTCGTTTACTTCGGCGATGTTCTGCATGAAGTCATCGAAGACGATAATTTTCTTACTTGCCATATTCGGTTGATACTCAGAGGCTGCATTCCAAGTATGGGTCATATCTTCCATTTTCTGAGATACGTCTTTGGTCTCGCCGGGGCAAAGCTCCCTCGATAACAAAACTTTCCAGAGAGTGGATTTGCCCATGCCTGCGCCACCGGAAAGCACAAGACACATTGGTTCATGTGCTCTGACTTTGGGAATCGGCGGAACATTGAAGGTGTTGGTCAATTGGGCCTTAAAAGAGAACCAAGCATGACAAAGTTTACCTTCGTCTTTAACATATTTGTCTGCCGCGGACAGTTCCATAAAGAACCTGTTTCTCAAATCATTCAGAGTTTGGTCGTTCTTCAGACCTTCAGATTGGCTCTGGAAGCCACTGACAATACCCATATAGGTCATGTACGTACACGTAACAGCGTGGATAGGATTATCATTGGTACAGAGTTGCATCTCTAACCACTCTTTAGGAGAGGCACAACGACCGTAGAAGATTTTCATACCGCTGTCAATTAATTTCTTGGTAATCTTCGTCAAGTCACTAAGAGCTCTAAGACCCATTAAAATAGGCATATTCTCCTTGAAGAAGTGGCGCAGAAAAGTAATTCCGCATCCCAGACTTCTGGGGAATGTTGAAAGCAAGCTCCCAATGGCCTCCATAAGTGAATCAGATCCGCTCTCTGCTGTGGTGTTAATACAATCTCCATCTACGCCGGCGTTCTGCAACAGATTATCGCGTTTGGATTTCAATTTAAACGCACCTGTTACTCCCGCTTGTTCTATGATCTGGCGTAATTGTCGTATGCTAGGATTTTTCAAATTTCTTAACTTGTAATGGAGGATAGTGCGTAAAACGCCCGAGCCTCCATCGGCGTATTCGATCATAAACCTTTGAACACCACTCAGGAGGACGGTATAAGCGTGGCTCTTGTTCTGCTGCTCATACTCCTTTAAGTGTAACAGTGCTTCTCCTAGATTCAAGAGAAACATGACGGGTTCTGTTCTGGAATTCCAAAGCCGGTACAAAAATACGGGGTTGAGAACGTAGCAGTAATCGTAGACGATTCCCACCAGGTATCTCAACGCGTCAAAAACCTGTGTAGTGAGCTCTTTCAAGGCAGCTTGGGCGATGTTTTTGCCTATTTTGCGTTGTAGGTCGTCGATGCCATTAAGAGCTTTATCTCTCATTTCCCTATACTTCCTTCTAATATTTCTACTTGCAGAAACGAAAGGAGAAGCGGCATTCGACAAAACCGCTCCTTGTGGAACAGTCTCAACTACCAGATCTTTCAGTGGGACCGGTTCACTCTTTACGTCAGGAACTTTCGCAAATAGTACGCTCTTCCTTGGCTTAGGTATTGGTTTCGCTTTAGATGGAACAGATGCGAATCTTGTAACCGACCCTGCGAAAGAAGATGCTGTGGGCGTCGACATATCTAGTAAAAATCTCTTACGGGACTCTTTTTGTTTAGATGTGACTTTAGGAGGCAAGATAGAATCAAACGTTTTCTTCGAGACAGTGTCCGTCGT